AAAAACATACTAGGCTTAATACCTTTCTTTTTAATTGATTGAGCTAATATAAATCCCATTGTCTTATAACTACCAAATCTACCTTTAGCAGACCTAGGTTGCATACCTTTTCTTTTAGCAAATGCAGCAAATGTTCCTGTGTGATATTCAACACCTATCAAATTACTGCTTTCTCTGTATCTAAATGGTGATCCCTTAGCTGATAAGTAACTACTCTCTGTACCATGTACACCTTTATCTTGAAACATTCCATACTTTTCCATTACAAAAGACAAAGAAAAACCATTAGGAGTCTCATTGAATTTATATCCTAGTGAATCATATAGCTTCTTAGAACCATTCTTTTTGTTCTTAGTTAAATTAGTTCTAGCTCTAGATATAACTTGAGTAGCAAATTTCCTTAAAGAAGTTTCTAAATGACTTAGCATATAGTCATGTCGTTTGGAACAATTACATTAAAAGTTACAGCCCATCCAGCTACCTTATTATCAAACCGATCTACGAACGCTTCTAAAGAAGGCTGGCCATCTAACTGATATAACTCAGTGAATAAATCACCTCTTCTTAAAAGCTCCATTAACCTTCCTATAACGGCCATCTGGGTATTCAATACATCTTGCTCATTATTATTACCTAAGAATTTATCTGTAACGTCATCCTTACTTTCATCAACAAGATCCATACATAATAAAGACAAACTAAAATTCCATGTGCTGCCATTTAAGGTAGCAGTATTTACTATGAAGTGTGACAAAGGAAAGATGTCTTGCTTGTTGAGGTCTATCTCGAATATATCCCCATAAGTAACTGTGTTCACAAAAGCATCTAATGCTAATGTGTCTTTTATCTTTGTTGTTAGATTATAAAATCCTTGCATTACTTAAATTTTTGTTTTATCATTCTGTTCTCAAATTCAATCTTCTCTTTCTCAAATGCCAAATACATCAAGCAACTATGTAACGAAAGTTTTGTAACCTCGTTAAATCGTCTGACGTCTCCTTGAGCAAGTGTATATATTTCTTGATAGCTTCCCCATTTCCTACCGAAATTTGACCTGTCATCTGTTCCTTCGCCACCTCCTTCTCCAAATAACTCGGGATAACTTTCAGCAATGCGTTGGTTAAATTGTAAAAAAAAACCATTGAACCCATTACAATCCCTAATGGCATTTCTTTTATTGCCTCACTGTACTTATGACTTCCTTCGTACTCTTCTATAAGATACTTGTGTCCCATTTTCTGAGTAACTGGTCTATATAAAACAGCCATTGCTTTATGCATTGTTTGCCAGTCATTTAAATAGGCTGTAAGGTCTTTGTTTTCACCGTATGTAATCTCATCAATGTTTGGTATAAAGCCGAACTGGACACCTCTTAAATCAAACTTAAGTGTATGCTTTTGCTCTTGATCAAACAAGGCAGTTATTCTTGTAGCATACTTATCAACATCAGATGATCTAATTGTACCTAGACCTTTAAGATCTAAGCCTAAAAATATAGTTAGTATGTCCTCTTCAGTAGGTTCCTCTATCCTAAGAAATTCTTGGTATTGTCCAAGAGTAATCTCATTTAGATTTTCAGGAATTTTAACTTGTAGCTTCATACTATAAAAACAAAAAAAAGGGACACTTGTATAAAGCACCCCTTTTCTTTCATCAAACATAACAAACTAACTAATCAATTTCTTGTAATAAGCCTCATAGATCTCATCTATTTTATCATACATTTTTAATTCTTGCTTGTACAACTCTGTACCTTGTCTCTTTGTTCCTTGATAATCTATCTCTATTTTACATCTAGGTATCTTATTACCTTCACTGCCATCAACTGGAACAGGATAAACCTTTATCTGCATTTCCCAACAGTACTTGATCTTCTTATATAACTTCATTATTCGTCTTCTAATATTTGTCTAACATAACCATACAATATTGAGAAGCTTGTTGGTACTAACATAAACATTGCTGTGCCTTCGTATCCATCTTCAAAAAAATTATAGGCTATAAATAATAACAAAAATGTTATAATCAAATTATAATTAAAATCTTTCATAATATTTATTTTTAAGCGAATTTAAGAGGGATGTTTTTACGCCTTGTCATATGGCAACCCTCCCCTAATTCTGTTTTATTGTATTACTCCGTTTGAATATTTTATTTCAACCACTATATTAGCTTCGTGATTTAATTCTTCATACCATTTTGCTTCTTCTCTTGGATTGTTTACAACCGTTTCTAAAGCATACCATTCGTTTTGTTTGTCTCTAATGTCTGATTTAAATTTAAAATGCCTTGCAGTAAGTGTTTTTGGGTACATAAGTTCTATCTGTTTGTTTGTTTGATGGTGTAAACATACGAAACATTTTTAGATTATGAACAGCTTACTCACAATTTTAACAAAACTTTAACATTTTAATCTGGTTACCAAATATGGTATTCCCCTTTATGAGGATCAGCTAACTGAGAAGTCAACGCATATCTCATTGCATCTATAGCATGATTGTATGCGTCAATAGGTTTATTAAGTTTATTACCTTCCTTGTCTGTAAGCCATATATAGTTTCTAAGCTCATTGATCAGATTCTTGCTTCTACTAGTTACATAGACCTTATTTTGATTGATCAAGTTTATACCATACACTATTGAGTCTCTACCTTTTGCTACAGGTAATACCTGATGACCATAGCTATTCAATTCAGCAATAGATTTTGGTTCTGCACTATCTGCATATATAAGATCATTTATCTCTTCAGATTTTAGTATGTTACTTATCTCACTATTAAGTAATCCTTTCTTATATAAAACCTCATCAAACACATATGCATCATTCCATTTATAAAGACCTACTAAAGATGTTGGATCATTACTGTAACCCCAGTCCATTCCATAGCACAATAATCTTGCTTCACTTGGTAGATCTCTTTCCATCCAATCTGTAATACATACACCTTCTAAAGATCCTACTTGTCCTAGTCCATATACTTTCCACCAGTTATCCCAGTATGTTGAGGTCTTAGCTTTATCTTTAGCCTTCTCTATTTCATCTACGATTGTTTGTGGTAAAGCTTCGTTGTCTTTATATGTTAGTACCTCAAGCTCAGAGTCTTCGTCTATTAGAACCTGCTTATGAGCCCAGAATTCACTAGTAGGATTGTAGTCAATCCATATATCTCCTGATGTTCTTATTGCTAATTGATTATAAGCATCAAATGGAATATTGTTTGCCTCGTTCACATATAGCACATTCCTTCTTGCTCCTCTAAGTTTATCTGGTTGATCAACACTAAAGAACTCTATATAACTACCGTTTGAGAATGTGTATTTTAAAGTAGACTTGTTAAATTGATTATCTCTATATCTATTCAACATGATCATTATCTTCAAGAAGTCTTTTAATGCTCCTCTCCTTAAATGAGGTATCGATTCAGATACTACACTTATTTCTAAACCAGATTCAGTAATAGCCTTATCAATAAGCAAAGGCAGAATACCGAAAGTCTTACCTGCCGATGTTCCACCTTGTACAACTCTTTTACGAGCCTTTAAACGACTCATCTTTTTTATTGCAGTAGTTACTATGAATTCATCCATAAAGTGTCTTAGAAGTCGCCTAACGAGAATATAGGCTGCTCATTGTTTAATGTAATGTCTTTAGTTTCTTTTGGTTTACCAGCATAATAGTTAAAGTACAATTGAACAAATTTAAAATCACCGTTTTCTACTCCTTCTTCTAAAGCTTTATACGCCTTATCTTCCATTGGTGATAACCTTTCAATCATTGCTATCTCTTCAGCTTTACCAGGTCTTCCTCCTTTGTTTCCTATTGTCCCTTTATTGTTTGATCTCTTATCCATAATCAGTTTAAATTAGTTTACTAATTATTCTAAAAACAATTAAAAGTCTTTACTGTTAACCCTTTTGATAAATCTACCTTGATTATCATGTAGCGTTATCTCTCCTATATCAGATACTAGATAGTTATTTACATGTTGATTAATTAAAGATTTTATTACTGCAGGTGGCAAATTATATCTACCACCATCTCCTCCATGTCTTTTATAATAATCATAGCATCTTTCTATCTCATCTCTTGTCATTCTTAGTTAATTGATCTTACCATTTTAACCATAGCATCTAGTCTAGTATATATTAAGTCTAGTTGGTCTTCGTTTAATCCTCTTAATAGATCTTCCATTCTACTTGCTTCTATCTCTGTCTCTCCTTTTCTCTCTGCTAATAGATCATTGTATTTTGCTCTTAGTGTTCTTATCTCGCTTGAAAGATTGTTGTTTATTTTAACTACCTCAGAATAAGATGCTCTATCTTCTAATACAGGATTCTCTTTAAAAGTATAGTAGATCTTGTTTAGATCAGGTCTCTTTGCGGCTTCTTTAAAGTTCTTTAGGTTATGTAACACTGAGCAATGATCCTTGTTTACATGTGATCCTATCTCTTCTAATGATAAGTTAGTTAGCTCTCTAGCTAGTTTGTAATATATTGTTCTAGCAAATACATATTCGTTAGTTCTTTTCCTTTTAGTTATATCTATTCCTAACTCTGTGTTTATGTAATCAATTATCTCTTTTGTCATTTTGTTCTCTTAATAAATTAAATAACTTGTTAAACTTTGCAAACTCAATACCTAACTTTATTCCAGCGCAAGCTAAATACTCTTGTTGGTTTTCATAATGCTTCAAGTGATCTTTAAGTACATCTAAAGATGGATCATCAACCATTGTAGCTTCTACTGTAAAAAAATAATATAGTTCTTTATCAGTCCATTCTTTCATTATTCATTCTTTACAAACGTTCCATTTTCCATCTTACCTGATCTCTTTGATATTACATCGTAAGCTGATTGTACACAGTCTTCTATGTTAAGGTTTTCTATCTTAGCTAAGTTAGTTAATACTACTACACAATCTCCTATTGCATCTATTAATTCCTCTCTATCGTTTTTTAATATTGCTCTTGCTAGCTCTCCAGTTTCCTCTAGTAATTTAATGTACTGTGTCTTGCTATCTCCTTTCTCATATATACCTCTTACTAAAGCCCAATCTCTTATCTTATCATATATGTTTGTAGGTATTGTTGTACCATAGAAATTCCATAAAGAATTGTTATAAATAAACATACCCATATTAGGATACATACTTTTAACTGCTTTCTTAGATATAAAGTCAATTACTTCTTGAGTAACCTGTACTGTTCCTAATTCAGGTAATACTATTTCTTTCACATCTAAAAAATAGTCTTTAAAATCAGCTCTTTCTTTTGTTCCTTGAAATGTAATTGTTGATGATGTTACATGTAATTTTTCCATTTGATTTACTTTTAATTGGTTATAAGGTACTCTATCTACTTTGTACCCATATTCTATTTGATATTTTATTTCTAGATCAGACGCTTCATCTAATGATTTTGTTTTATCTAGTATCTCATATTGATAATGTCCTTGCTGTACCTCAACTCTTCTTTTAATGTTATTAGTACAACCTATTTTCTTTATACTTGGGATATGGTAAATGTAATACATTATTTCTTATTTAGAAAATTATTATAGATATGTAAATTGTGTGCAAAATGAAAGTATGTACCTACTTCAATATTAAGTCTATTAGAAACCATCTCCTGTAACTTACTAAAACAATACTGATCATTGCAGAAGCCATACCATAGATCATTACTTCTCATTAACACGGTCATATTTAACTTACCTTCTAATATAGTAAACTGAACAGCATAGGTGCAAGGCGTGTCCTTTGAATAAGTATCTATTTCTTTGCCATCATATATAGATATAACAGCCTGTCTTGTTTCTTTGTTTGATCTTAGTTGCTCTATTACTTTATCTAGTTGGTTATTCCTTTTCCATTGCCAACCATAATTAGATCTAACATTACCTTGATTATCCATCATGTTTTTCCATATAGGAGCAAATGAAGCTATATTCTCTGCATTTGGATCACCAGATAAATACCAATCCCATTCTCTTTCAGCATAAGTAGGATTCCATTTCCTGTATTCAGTGTCTATATGATTATCTAGAGGATTCAACATCTCAAATCCAACGTTAAACATTGCTTTAGTACCACTAAATTCCTTACCTTCTAAACTAACTGTTGAGTAATAATACTCAAATGCTTCTT